TTATGGCTTCTCTTTTTGGAAAACCTGCAAAATTTGCTAAGTCTGCTTCCATAGTAAAAGATTTTGTCTCTCTTTGTCCATTTACATAAAATTTAAGAGTACTGGCGCTACTATTAATGACGCTTGATGTTGAAGTGTCATTAACTATAACGTAATGATACCACTCTTTACCATCTTCACCGTCACTTCCATCAACCACTTGCTGTGGGTGAAGGTTAGCAGAAAAATAATCTGCAAATGTTCCATTAGCTGGTAAATTCGGTCCTACGAAATTTGCTGATACCGTCCCTCTAGATGTTCCTATAGAGCCTGGAATTGGCTGGTTATTGAATACTTTGATATCGCTATTTATATTTAAAAACCTATTATTTGGCCAGTTACTTGCATCTCTAGATGAAGTGCTGAAAACTCCAGCTCCAAGTGGTGATAAATTATTAATATGAGTCCAACCCATTATACACCAATCTCCAGTTAAATGCCCCGTGATTGCATTTGATTCAGTGTGGAAAAGACCTGAATTTATAGGTATATTTTCAGAATTTGATTTTAACCCACTAAATTCAATATAGTTGAAACTTCCCGCGACACCTTCTCCTTTTTGATATGAAATTGATTCTGATGAATTAAATCTTCTTTGGCAAGCCCCTAACTTTTTACTACAGGCATCTCTTTGCCAAAAAGAAGGATTACCTTCTGGGCTTTTATTAGTGTTATCTGCCACACAAACATAAACTGTTTTCATTGGAACTGGCTGGTCATTAGTGGTTCCATCGAAAGGTCTAATTAAAACACTATTATTTTTTAGATAAACTACGTCTCCTTTAACATATGACCTTGTAGTGGACCATTCTGCGGATGAGTCATCAAAAAATCCTACAGGAGAATTAGCTGGAGTTTGGTAGCTAGGCACCACAACCACACCATTTGAGTCAACAAAAGGGCTTTCATCAGCTCTTTCTATTGGTAGGCCAGCGTATCTACAGCCTTCGCCTCTATATTTCCAATAACAAAACTTAGATACAACCTCTCTATAACTAACATCAAAACTCTCTAAGTCTAGGGGTGAAGCTAATTCCAGCTCTACAAATACTTTAGACTCTTGAGTTTTTCTTCCAACTAACCAAGTTTCATTTGTTAATTCTGCTTTTGGATCAGCTATACCAAAGGGGTTTTCGCCATCAAAATTATCATCATCTATGTATTTAACAGATACTCTTTTCCTTACTATCTTAGCGTTAACAAGATCATTATAGTTTTGTAAGAAATTTGTTATAATATAGTCTTTGTTTAAGATTCTAAGTTTTGGTCTAGCTAATTTTCCATCTCCAAAAATATCAAAACCTTCACATTCCATAGATAAAGGTAAATATTGGATGCCTTGCCAAATCAAAGGTTTATTAAATACAGTTCCAGCATGAAAACCTAAGAATAAAGTTGGTTTATTAACTTTATCTGGGAAAACTCTAAATAATTCTAAAATAGCTGTAGGTTGCAAGTCCAACAGACTATCTGCTACTTTATTTTTTGCTTCATCGGCCATGTTTAAATTTACACTAGACTATATATAATAACTAAAAGAAGTGAAAATTACACAGCTTACAACAGATATAGAGGCTATTTGGCAAGATTTTTTGAGCTTTTGTATAAAGTCTAAACCTTATGACTATCATCACATGGGGTCTCCTAGATTAAAACAAGCAAAAATACGCAAAAACTTTGATGATTTAGTGTCTTCTTGTCAGATTTTTATAGCGACAAGCAATAAAAAAAAGGTTGTTGTTGCTTTTTTAAAACCTTATAATACATTCATTGATGTTGAATTCATTTTTGGGTTTAGAGAAAACTTTAATTCAAAGGTTCTCATTGAAGGAGTTCATGAGATATTTTCACAAGCTTCAATTTTAAATAATAAAAAATATTTTAAAAGCGAAATTAGGAGGAAGTTTAAAGTTAAATCTTACAAAAAATGGATTGACAGATATGATAATAAAGCTATTATTTTTAACGATAACAATAATACAATCATTTGGTGTAATTTAAATAAAATGAAAATAAAATTTAAAGTTGTGGCGGCTAATTCTTCATTAGACTCACTTGTAGGTGAAGTTGGCTATTTAGGTAAAACTTATGAATACGAACCACACTCAAGAGTAATAAGAGAAATATTTTTTGGAGAGGATAAACATCTGTTAGATGAAAAGTCTATAGAGTTTACTAGTGAACACGTATTCGTAAATGGATTTTTATCAAACGAAAAAGATAAAGTTGGTCGTATATCCCTTAGATTTGAACCTCAACAAAAAGAAGATTAGTGAATGTTCCAATTAATAAAGTCTGTCTTAAAATCTATTGAGCTGTACCTGACACTAAAAAATAAAAAATTTTATTATGACCTTTACAAAGAATTTAAAGAAAGAGAACAGGAACTCGTACAAGAAATTGAGAACCTTAGGATTAAGGGTGATACTCATAGCGCTGACAGGGCTGACCTCCTGCGAGACTACCTCAACACCGAGCGTAGGGAATTTGAACATATATCAGCCTTCTACTCTAAGATTAGAGAAGGGGAAAGCGATACAAACAATTGATGGCACTTACACACCACAAACTAATGAAATTTGGCATTCAGACGCTAGATTTAGGAAATTAGAGAGGGAAATTTACTCCTCAAACAAATAATTGTGTAAATATAAAAAATAATCTTGAAAAAGATTACAAAAAGTTCATAATACAACAACATGAAAAAAACAATACTTGGCCTTTTGGCCGCGTTGGGCATCGCTTTTAGTGGTGCAGAGTCAAATGCTACTACTCTTGCTGATAATATTGGCGTTAGTGGTGGTATTTCAGTCAGCAACTTTACTACAGATAGAGGTTTAGCATCTAGAGAAGATTCTCTTGGATACTCTCTTAGCTTAACGGCTCCTCTTGCTGGTGGTGATTTTTCAATTGGAGCTGGTCTTTTCGATACAGATACTAACTCTGAGGATGGAGAATTTGCTGTCTCATATAGTAAAACAATTAAACTTCTTGGACAAGAAGTTGGAGCAACCGCAAGTTTTTCTGGTTTCGATTCAGTTTTCGGAGACCGCGAAGAAGTTGCATTAGGTCTCAGATATGGTTACAGCCTCTTTGATGCTTCGGCAGCAGTTTGGCACGAACTAGAAAATGATTGGTTTGGCGTTGAATTGGGAGTTTCTCGTTCAGTTGCTACTCCAATCAATGATCTTGTTGCAACCCCATTCTTAACTGTAAACCTTGCAGATGAGTATACAGCGATAGAAGCTGGTGTTAAAGCCGCCTATCCTATCACTGATCAGCTTTCTATTTCAGCTAAGCTATCATACAACAATAATGACTTTGATAATTCAGCTTTTAAAGTTGAAGATGAGTGGATTATTGGCGCTGGACTAAAATTTGATTTCTAAAATTTTTATTACGAAATTAAATAAACTTAAAAAGCTCTCCGCAAGGAGGGCTTTTTTTGTGTAACTAATAGTTATATGGAACCCGAAAAGTCTATTTTAAAAGAGTTCATCAATGGAGGATGGCTTGTTCCGCTTGTGGGGGCGGCTGCAATGTTCGCTCGTCTTCTGTCAGGTGATAGCGGTTTATCCGTAAAACAGCAATTTAAAAGAATTTTAACAGCAGCGATAGCCGCAGGAATAGCATGGTTTGTTTTAGAGCAAACCGATGTATCTTCTTTAACTAAGGCTATTGCTTATGGAATCATTGGAGTAGTAAGTCCTGAAGTTATCGGTGGTATAGTGAGATTAGGCAAGAGATTTGAGAAAAACCCAGAAGACTTTATAAAAAAATGAGACCGAAATTTATAGTTTATTGTTTATCTGCCATTTGTTTATTATTTGGCTTAAAAGGATTTGAATTAAATAAAGATATACAAAACACCCTTAAAGAAAACGCTCGTCAATCAGAATCTTCAATTATGGAGATTGGCATGTGTTTTGATTGGTATGGAGTTATCATAGTTAATTCTGTAATTAAAACATCTCATGGCACAATGACTCCAGCAGAGATGGTAGATATTTTAAATGAAGAGAGAGGTTATAAAGATGAATATCTAAAGGGTTACAAAAAAGATATAACACCAAAAGAGCAGGAGTATGCTGATTTTGTGTTTGTACAAGAAGAAAAAATAAATGAGTATGTTAATGAGTTGATTGCGTGGGCAGAAAAAGGCGATATAGGAATGATTAAGGCTTCCATACCCAGAATGTACGATATGACTGATCCTACTATCGATGCTATAAACAATATTATGGATACAAAAATGTATTATAACGAAGAACAATCTGAAATTTTAAATAAAAAAATAGAAAGGTTTTCTGATTTTATATGCACTTTAATAGCCTTGTGTTTTGTTATGTCCATATGTGCTTCATTTAGTAGAAAATGTAATTAAAATGAATTTTAAAGGTAAAAAAGAAGTAGTTAAAGCTGTACAAAAACTATTAGGTGTTTCTGCTGATGGTGCAGATGGGCCTGTAACTTGGAATGCTATTTTAGCAAAATTATCTACAAAAAATACCCCTCAGCCAGAGGGTGATGTACCGCAAAAAATGGTTTCATTAGCTAGAGAAGAAATAGGAGTTTCAGAGGTTGATGGTAGTAATTGTGGTCCAAGAGTAGATGAATACAAAGCTGCAACTTGGCTTGATCCAGATAAAGGTTGGCCTTGGTGTGCAGCGTTTATATGTTGGCTAGTTAGGGAAGCTATTCAGGGAGAGGATATAAAATTTAAAAGACCAAGGACTGCTGGCGCGTGGGATTTTGAAAATTGGGCTAAGCAACAGGATGGTAAAGGAGTAGATCTTCGCAAGCCTAGCAATGAAGATATAAAAGC